CAATATAACGAATGTCACAGCGTGAAAGACCCATATCGTTTAGTTCACGATCTGAAAGTCTTGATAGTTCTTTTACAGTTTGATTTGCAAGTCTTCTTGCTTTGATTTTTACGCTTTGCTTCTTTAACCATCCCGCGATAGATGGCAGGCCAACCCAATTGGCCGTATTGATTAGTGTAGTCATTGCTACATTCTCCTTTGTATATGTGTATGTGTGGCTAATAAGGTCTGTCACGTACCCCGGTCTCTCCCGGCGCTACCTTTGTATGGCATAGGAAATGCCCTTCATCATTTTTATAGAGCTGAAGACGCTCTAGGAGTTTAAAATAGTGCAGTATCACTGTCCTATTCCCAACTATTTATCATACTATACTATAGTATAACACAAAAGTCTACTGCTTTTTTGTAAAGACTGTTATGCTATTTTTGCATGAGTCTGTCAACTTTAGGTTGACACAGTTAAGAATTTATCTTATAGTGTAAATAACATTGCCGAGCAGACGTCGAGCTCGGTCTTAATAGTGAGCGACGGGGTAAAGCCGTCAAGCGAGGAGATAAAAAATGGACGCATTCACACTATGGAGCCTTGTTGGGTTCCTGCTTGCCGCATATGCGGTTATAGCAAACGATTCAGTACAAACTCTCGGTACATGGATGGCATCAAACAATGAGAGATTCAACTATAAAACATTATGGGCCGCGGCAAGTGCAGTGTTACTTGCAACCCTGTGGTATGGTTGGAGTGTAAATGGTGGAGACATCAGTTACGAACGACTAACGAGAATACCTTGGCAGGAAGTCCAATGGTATCATGCGGCAGCACCTGCTATCCTAGTAGCCCTTACTAGACTTGGTGTGCCGGTATCAACTTCATTCTTAGTTCTATCAGTATTTGCTTCAACCTTTGTGTTGGAAAAAATGCTAATGAAATCTATTATGGGTTACGGTGTTGCAGCCGCATTTGCATATTGCATTTGGTTTGCAATACACAAGTTCTTTGCTAAGTGGTATGATGAAACACAGCCAGTTAGCGAAGGCAACAAGAAGTTTTGGCGTATTGCACAATGGGTAGCAACAGGCGGCTTGTGGTGGACATGGCTAAGTCATGACATGGCAAACATCGCAGTTTTCCTACCACGGGTGGTGCCAGTTGATATGATGATCTTTATATCGGTTGTGTTTGTTGCGGGCTTGTTCTTTATGTTTAGAGAAAAAGGCGGCAAGATCCAACAGATTGTTCTAGAGAAGCACAACACACGATATGTGCGTAGTGCTACATTGATCGACTTGTTCTATTGGTTGTGCTTGTACTTCTTTAAGGAACTGAATGACATCCCAATGAGTACAACTTGGGTGTTCGTAGGTTTACTTGCAGGACGAGAACTTGCAATGGCAACATACTTTGGTAAGAAGAAAACCAAATCAGTGTTTCCACTTGTTGCAAAAGACTTTGGTAAGATGATGGTAGGCTTGGGTGCATCAGTTGCACTGGTATTGGCTATCCATTATGTGATCTTACCAAACGGACTTTAAGAAGCCAAGGCAGTGAACGACGACACTGCCTTTTTTCTTGACTTGATAACAAAACTATGTTATATATTGTATGATAAAAGATTGGGACATAAAAGATATCTGTAGAACCATAGGCAAGATCACTTGGGCCGCAACAGATCCAAGGATGGACGGCTTTAACACTTGGGGTAGCAAACGAGAACTGTACGAACTACTGTTCTTTGTGCAACAGGAACTAGATAAGTGTAGCACCTATGGTGACATAGAAGAAGACTATTTAAAGAAACATGATCAGGAGATGATGCTAAGAGCATTAGGTAAACGATGAAAATAGGTATTGCAGGTTACGGCTTTGTTGGCAAGGCCCACGAAAAGATATTTAAACAATCACATGAGATTATAATCTCAGATCCTGCACAGGGCGAGTACGGTAATCTTGCTCACGCAGATGCAATAATTATATGTGTTAGCACACCGCAAAAAGACGTAAGTGGACATTGTGATGTAACCAATGTGTGTGATGTGATTGACGAAGCACCTGATGTGCCAATCCTAATTAAGAGTACGATCTCTCCTGAAGGTTGGAGATTGATAACTGATACTTGCAAGAACAAGAACATAACGTTCTCGCCAGAGTTCCTACGTGCGGCACACTGGGAAGAAGATGCCCTTAACAAACGTGACTTTTACTTTGGCGGAGAAAGTGTAGCATTCTGGAGTGGATTGTTTTTAGGTGCTCTAGGTAATATCAATATTACTCCTGCCGAGCCTGAAGAACTTATCCTAATGAAGCAACTTAGAAATAGTTACCTAGCAACCAAGGTAACTTTCTTTAACCAAGTGTATGACTATTGTGCGGGTGAAGGTGTAGACTTTGAAAAGGTGCGTAAGTTTATTACAGCTGATGATCGTATTGGCGAAAGTCATAGCCACGTAACAAAAGAGCGAGGCTTTGGAGGACACTGCTTGCCTAAAGATACCCTTGCAACCGTACGCAGTGCAAACGTCAGTGCTAATACTCGTATGACTCTGCTTGAAGAAGCATTAGACTATAACAACTCAATCCGTAAGGATTAGATAGACTCTCCTGGCTGCCAATCTAGGCAAACGCCGTATGCTTTTCCTGCGAAGTCACTCATATTAAAATTTTTGTTGATTCTATCTTCTGCGGCTAAACACAACTCTTCTGTTTCAAATTGCAAAGCACTCCAGCCATCGGGCGCAATAATGTCCCCGGGCAACCAAGTGCCATCTTGCATTAGAAACATTACTACTAAAAAATATTTCACTTCATTCTTTATTGTATCTTTCTAAATTAGCAACATAGTTTACCATGCTGTGATCTGAAAAGTTATCAATACTTCCTTTCTTAATGCCCATCCACATACCGCGCCAGCGATCTTTAACTCGTTGCCAAGGTGTCATGTTGCGAATGTTTCCGTATGCGTTCATGTAATGCTCTTGCCCATGATGTACATACCCCATTATAGCAAGTGGCACTCTTGCTACAACGTCATTGTTGTTTACCCAACGATGATGTTCAACGTTTAGGCTCTTGCAGTATGCTCTCCATCCTACTCTTGGAGACCCGTATGTGTATAGTTCGATAGGATCGTTTAGATCGATGTTGTGTTTGCAACGACTTGCCATAATGGTTGCCATTGCTGCACCAAGCGAGTGCCCACAGAACCAAAGTGTTTTCTTAATATTAACTTTGCGGAGGATGTCTTCTTCAACCATTGGCCAAAGTTCATCTACTTCTGCTTTGAATCCTCTGTGTACTCTTGACACTGTTTCTGCCATTACTGGCATGGCTTTTAGATCTGCTTTTATATCGTTAAACTCTGAAGGTTGTGTACCACGGCAAGCAATAACAATGTCATCTTTGTTCATAAAGCGATATGCTTGTGCTCCGTCTCTGTTGTAAAATTCTACTGTTGTAAACCCTAATTTTTTCACTTGACTTTTTGCTTCTTTTTCGTTACTATAAGCAATGCTCGCAAGTTTTGCAAATAATAAGGAACGTTCTTTGAAATTCATATCTTTTATTGACATTATGCCCTCCCCCAAGTGTACTACTCATATTTATTCCTGCGCTAAATACATTACGAGGATATAAAATGAAAAAACACACAAGAAGTATACTTGAAGAACTTAATAATTTGCATCCTAATAGGGATAATGATTTCCTAATTGAATCCAGTGCGAATAATATATTAGAAAGCGCAATTAATCTAATGAACCGTATAAACAGAACTTATGATCCTCAAACAGCAGGTGAATTAGAAAGACGTTTTATTAATAGCATAAAGTCTGGAGATCCTCGTAAATTCAAACGTGGTATGCAAAAAATAATAGAGGCCAAGCGTAATGATTCTTAAAGAAGGTGGTAACGTATTCAAAACAGAGCAAGGTCCGCTAACGCAGCGTATTCCTACACCAGCAGTCAGACCTACTGTAGATGCAATTGAAAAGATTACAGGATTAGAATTTATCGATGATGACTTATTAGGCACAACAGGTAAGAAGACAGATCCAGATGGTTCTTTTGAAAAGAATTCGTCAGGTGATTTAGATTTAAATACTGACCTAAATAAGATAAGCAAAGACGAATTGATTGCCAAACTAACTGCTTGGTGCAAAAGCAAAGGCATTGCAGATAATGAAATAATGAATCAAGGTCGCAAGTTTACAGGTGGATGGATTCACAATGCAGGTGACCAAGTACATTTCCGTATGCCTATCCAAGGTGGCGAAGGGTATGTACAAGTTGACTTTATGATGACAGCTAAGCCAGCTTACCAACGTGGAGCCAAGCGTGGAGGCACAGGACAATACACTGGTGCTGACAGAGCAGTTTTACTTTCTAGCTTGGCTAGAGGTAGAGGATTTAAGATGAGCCCTAAGTTTGGACTTGTTGATCCAAACCAAGGCGACAAAGTAGTAGCAGACGATTGGGATGAGATTGCTAAATTACTATTAGGACCATCTGCTACAGAAAAAGATACTCATACAGTTGATAGTATGCTTGCGGTTCTTAAAAAGGATCCAAACTACGAAGAACTTATAGGTCCTTGGAAAGAAAATATGTTGAAACAAGGTAAGGAAGTTCCTGAGTCAAAAACTTTTGAAACACTTGCCGATAAGCAGTTAGATAGAATTCTGTCTTTAACAAAAACATTAAACAGTAGTGTATTGGTACAATGAGATACAGTGAATTTAAAATAGTAGAATGGGTCTGTGGAAAATGCTATAGTGAACCTTGCGGTTGCGAAGTTTTAACTGAAGCAGAAGCTCGTATTCAACACGCAGAAGATATAGTATTCTGGGAAGGTAGTAAAGGTGCAACTAGAGCATTAAATGCTTTGAAAAGTATGGCAACAGGTGGTCACAAAGATACTACAATAAAATGGGATGGATCGCCTGCACTTATATTTGGCCGTAATGAAAACGGTGACTTCATCCTTACTGATAAATCAGGTTTCAGTGCTAAAGGATATGATGGTAAAGCAACAAGTGCAGATATGTTAGGTAAAGTTTTAGGTAATAGAAAAGTTAAAGACCCTTCCCCTAAGAAACTAGCAGACAGAGAAAAATTTATTCAAAATATGAAAGACATATTTGACGAATATCAAAAAGCTGTTGCTCCTAACTTTAGAGGATATTTTAAAGGCGATTTGTTGTATTATAACACTCCTCCAAAACTTAATGGAAGATACAGTTTTACTCCACAGTTAGTTACATATGAAGTTGATGCCGACAGTGCATTGGGCATGAAGATTGGTACTAGTAAAACAGGAATCGTAATCCACAGGTATATTGATTTGCAAGGCAAAGAAACAGGAGTTACTCCGCAAGGATTAGAATCTGCATTACAAGGCAGCGAAGTTTTAGCTATGCCGCCTACTTATGCAGTTCAAGCAGCCAATGTAGATATGAAAAGCATTAAACAATTAGAAACTATAGTTAAAATGAACGCTCCTAAAATAGATGAGCTTCTTAACCAAGTAGAATTAAAACAAAAGAAACTATCTGGATTTGCAGATATGTTGTATACATATCTGAATAGTAAAGTTGACACAGGATTAAATAACCTTGGAGTAGACTTTAAAGATTGGGTAGCGAGTAGTAAATTAAGTGGACCTATGCGTACTAGAGTTTTAGAACATATAGGACAACATCCAACTGCCTTTAATGCATTATGGAAAGTCGTATCAGGAATAATTAAAGTAAAAGATGATATTATTAACCAGTTTGACTCGCATGATGCAGACGTTGTACAGAAGATAGGAAAGTCTTCAGGCGGCGAAGGATATGTTATGGCACATCCAGAAGGCGATATTAAATTAGTACCTAGAGAGTATTTCTCAAAGGCTAATAGAGCGAAGGTGCGTTAGAGGAGATAATAATGAGAGCATCAGAATTTGTAAACACAGAGGCTAATATTCCAACACATTTTGAAATTAAGCCTGAACATAAACCATTTATTGATATGGGACATAAAATTAGAGCAGCACTAGAACCAGCAAGTGGTATCAAGTGGGACGACGAAGAATTTAATAAGGCTGCTGAATTAAGCACACAGCTAATTTCAATAGGTGGACAGTTTGGTCCAAGATCAGCAGGTGAAGCATTGAAGGCTGCTGAAGTTGATGTTGAAACTGCTAAAGCAATAATGCGTAAAAGTGCAAGCGCAAAAATGGGAGCAGGTGTAAAAGATCCAGAGCCATCAGACGATGACGAAGATCCAGAAGATAAGCGTCCAAGCGATGACGACATCGATAGAGATGCACAGGATTATGCCAAAGGTAGATAATGGACTTTATTAAAGAACTTCAAGAAGGTAGGATGACTCGCGACGCAAATGATGCTCGCAAACTTACCTATGCTGATTGCAAATTAAATTTATACCTAAGTATGTTATGTATAGAATTATTACGTCAGTTTCCTGCCTATGCAAAGACAGCAAGTGATTATTGCAGAAGAAGTTCTGGATATAGAGAATATTCTAAATTCCGCCCTGCTAGTACAGATATGTATAATTTTATGTACTGGGTGAACGGAGATGAAAAAGCTCTTTCAGTTTTAAAAGATCCTGGTGCTGCTTGGAAAGCAAGACAGAAAACAAACGTTCCTTTGCGCCAAATACATTTTTACATTAAAACACTGGGAACAGGAAGTCCTCCAACTAATGTTATGGAAACTTTTGTAGCAATTGAAAGACAACTTGGTATAACGGACACAACTTTAAAAAATACTAGACGCAGAATTATTAATTTTGCAGAACTTAATACAATAGAAAAGAAAACAGCAGCTACCAATCTCCTCTTAGCTGCTAGAACACGATTAAGAGCAAGCGACTTAATTGATGATCTTTCTAAAGCAATAGCACAGTTTGGTCTAGAAAGCACAGGTGTCAAAGATACTAACCCTACAGTTAGTAATCCTGATTTAGGTTTTGATGACAGAGATCTTTTATTATACAGACTGATAGTTGGTAATAAGAATCTAGCACAAACAAGACTTTTCCTTAAAAAAGCAGAAAATGGGGAAAGTATTCCTAATACCGCAGTAAGAGGTTATATGCCAGCAGTAAAAATGCTTAATGATATAGTGCAGGCTGGTCCTGGATTTGTTCAACAACTAAGATTATTACACCAAAGATCAAAAAATTATACTAAGAAGTAAAATTTTCCGTCATTTTAAGGCTATTATAGCACTTTTTTCTTTATATTGCTAAATACATATAACAACGCCGCAGAGTCGCGGTATTGTCATTTCAGAGTTAAGGAGAAAGAAAATGGCTGGAATCGGATTTGCTAACGCAGCAAACTATGACGTAAAACTAGGCAACGGCCTAGGTGCAAACACACAAATCGTGAAGTTTGCTCTAACAAACATGACACAAGCTAACCTAGACGCAGCAGTGCAGGAACTAGCACTAACACACACAATCGCAGGTGTGGGCACAGCTGACGGATCAGCTTTTGTTTCTGGAACAACTGACGCAGTATTTTTTGCTGTACAGGGACCAGTACTAGCTGCTGATAGCACAGATGCACTAGGCGTAACAGGTGCTGCTACAACTATTGAAGCAACATTTAACGCTGCAAAGTAATTAATTAATTACTGTCACAGAAGAGCCACTTTTATAGTGGCTCTTTTTTTATGCCTGTAAATATAGTATGAGATTTAATTTAAAAACTATTGTAGACGTGACAGAAACTAAAGCAAGACGCGGTGAAGGCGAAAAAGAAGTTAATCAACAGGCTAACTTTATGACTGTTTACCAAACAATAGGTATGAGATCTAATCCAACTAATTTTAAAATAGAAAAAATTAAAGGTACACACGAAGGGTTCGGTTCAATATATAAAAACATAAAGCACTACTGGAATGTAGAGTTTGATATTGAATACGGCGGACTTGAACTAGAAAGTTTAATAGAAGACTTTGATCTTGTACCTTTCATACAAGGATTAGACGAAAGTGTTAAATTTAAAGACGCAGTATTTTTTACTAAGAATTCTAGCAAAATTAACATTATTTTTAGCTTGATTGATAAATAGTTACATAGGCAATAAAAAGGCATCCATTCATTAGGCCAACCACGAGTTTACTAATTGCCCTGGAGTAGGGGTACAATGGAGATATGTATGGCACAGCCAACAGACTTAGAAAAAGAAAATTTAGAAGCACACGTAGACCTTTGCGCTCAGCGTTACGAGGTGCTTGAGGGCCGCCTTACTAAAATAGAAGAAAAAGTAGAGCGTATTCACGAAGATATTACTGCTGGTCAGCAAAGCATGACTAAGATACTTATTGGTACAGCAGGAACTATTGTTGCCGGACTATTATCAACTATAGTCGTTATCTTATTTCAATTCAATTAAAATAGTATAAATACTTTATGCTATTACGAGAACTAACATCATTAGTAGAAAAGCCTGTCTGGGCAAGATCAGGAAAGAGTGTGGTACGCAAGTATCGTTGTTCTGCTGGTAAACGTAAAGGACGAGTAGTAGCAAAGGCTTCTCAATGTTTTGCTGCACCTGATGTAAAGAAACGCTTGAAGTTAAAAATGACGAAAGCAAGATTGGGTTCTAAGATGGCTAGGAAATCTAAAAGAACCAAAAGAATTAATCCAGCAAGTCGTAGAGTACAAGCACTAAACAAGGCGTCACGAAGATGAATTTAAGAGAGATTATCGAAAGCGTAACGCAAGTTTGGAGCCGTAAAGGCAGTAAGAATGTAAGGAAGTACAGATGCACAAGTGGTACAAGAAAAGGACGTATCGTTGCAAAGCCTTCAACTTGCACAAAGCCATTAAATTTAAAAAAATCTGCTTCGCTTAAAAAGACAAAAGCTCATAAGGCGAGTAGTTTAAAAATTAAAAGAAGCAGAACACAACGAACAAACCCAGCTAGTAAGAAGCTGAAAAGAATTAACCTAAAACCAAGGAAGATGTAGTATGAAATTATTTGATGTCATTAAAGAAGCAAACATGAACCTGCAAGTTCTAGATGATAACGATGATGAAACTGTGCTACAAGATCCATCTACCAAAATTAAAACAGTAGTACCAAAAGATCCAAAAAAACCTGGAATGATATCTAAAGATCCTGCAGGTAAGCTAACGCTAAACACCAAGACAACAGGAACAGTGGATAGGGGCATCAAGCCAGGAGATATTGTACAGGTTGAACAATGAAGATTGGTGATTTAACTGTAAGGACTATCTTGACTAATGAAGAGTCTGAAGTGCTAGACAAAACGTTTGGCGCAAAGCCTCTACATAGTTTTAATGAACGAGAACAATTCATAATTGATAGTCTTATTAGAAAGAGCATGGTAACTAAATTAGTGTGTAACGGTATGACAATGGTAGTGGGTTATGGACAAAGTAAAACTCCTGAATGATTTAGCGTATATAATAGAGTCAGGCTTAGCCAAGACTCCTATTCCTCACATTCAAGATAATAGTATTAGAATAGGTAAAATTATAATTACTCCTAAGTCAGATGGATATATTGTATATTGTCTAAAAACAAAAAACCGTTTAGGAAAAACCTATTCTAAAAACGCTGCACTTGCATTAGCTAATAAAAGCCATCGTGCTTTGGAAATATTAGATTTAGATAGAACATATAGCAAGTATGATATTGACTGTATGTTTTATAAACACACCCTTAAACATTCAAAAGACGACTTAAAACGTGATATTTCTGAAATTAGACTGTCTGATGCAGTAGACAGAAGAAAAGCAGTAGCCGATAAGTTGAATAAATTTATTTTCTTTTGATAAATACAAAGTAACATTGCGGAGCGCATATAGGAAAGAAACATGATTATATCAGAAATAGCAAAACCAATTACAGCAGAAATGCTTAACGAAAACCTGGCACAAAAATTCGGCCAGCGTTTAGATCTTGAGGCATTTACTTTAGAGCAATTAGAAAATGCAAGAAACAAAATTCGTACTGCACTGAGTCAAATTGAAACTAACGAAAGTTTTGATGCTGTGAAAAGCGAAAACTATCAAAAATCTAAAATGTATTTGGATGTTCTTAATGTTGCTATTAAGGAACGCGAAGCTATTCAAGAAAAATCAAAGCCTGACTTTTTAGATATGGATAAAGATGGCGATAAAAAAGAGCCAATGAAGAAAGCCATTAAAGATAAAAATAAAAAGAAAACTGATGAAGCAGTTGTTACCGAAGGCGCAGAAGACGAAGCAGAACTAGTAATGGCAGCTAAAGATATGGTTGATCGTGTTACAGGCTGGATGGAAGATACAGCTGAAATGCAAACTGAATCAATGCTAGAACTAGCTGATGCTATCCGTGACGAAATGGGCAGCGAAGCAAGTGAAGCGTTTGTAAACACAGTTAAGCCTGCGCTAGAAGCAATGTACACAGCAATGGAATCAACTCGCGAAAGTCTAACAGCAGGTGTAGGCCAACTAACAGGTGACGGCGAACCTATGGATGCTATGGGTGCTGATGACATGGAAATGGATATGGAGCCAACAACCGATATGGAAGGTGGCGACGATGATATGGGCGATGTCGACATTGATGCCGAAGCAGGACTAGATGATGAGTTTGGTGCAGACGAAGCAGCTACAGGCGGCGAAGAAGAAGCAGGTAGAGCTAAACGAGAGTCTGTAGAACGTTCACGCAAGCTAGGACAAATCCTTTCAAAAAAAAAGTGAATGAAGCTGTAGACACAGCAACTTTACTTCAAGTTTTACTTACTAAAGCAAAAGATGATAGCAATGTAGATATTTCGTTTACAGAGCTTAATGACGTTATGGGCGGCATGGGCGACCAGCAATTTGATTACGATGTTTTCAAAGCTGCTTATGACATGGATCAACGTATCCAAGGCATTGTAAAAAACTTTGACAAAGAAACTATAACCCTTGTAAGTAACAGTGACTTTGATGCTCCGGGTGGAGCAGGACAGGGTGATGGTGACGAAGTAAGTGCAATGGCCAAAAGAGCAACAAATTTGAAAGATTTGTAAAAATCACTTGACAAACTAACTAACTGAAACTACACTATATATTGTGTAAAGGAAATATTATGACTAAAAGAACAGACGAAGAAATTATTCAAGAAATCAAAGCACTTATCGAAAGCCACGTAAAGCCTGCTGTTGCAAGCCATGGAGGTAATATTGAATTTGTCTCCTATGATGACGGCGCATTACTATTAGAATTAGGCGGTGCTTGTTCGGGATGTGCAGGTTCAACAATGACACTTAAAATGGGTGTTCAAAATATGATGATGCACTACATTCCAGAAATCAAGTCTGTCGAAGCGCAGGACGATCCGTTTAGTACTGTAGACCCTTACTACACTGACCCATTCATGTTTGATGATTGGGAAACAGAAGATGAGGGTGCTAATGACTCTTCTAATTGAAAAGTTTAATTACCAACCAATTAATAGAAAAGAAGTAAACGGCAAAAGATTATACGCTACTCCCGATGGTAACGCAGTAGCTAGTGTTACCACTATCCTTGACGCAACCAAAGACAAGACACATCTTATTGCTTGGCGTAAACGTGTAGGTGAGCAAAAAGCAAGAGAGATTACTACAGAAGCTGCCGGCGTTGGAACTAGAATGCACAAATATCTAGAAGATTATGTGGAAACTGGTGAATGGCCTACACCTGGTAGTAATCCCTATGCAAAGCAAGCTCACATGATGGCAACTCAAATTAAAGAACAAGCATTAACAGATGTTGATGAAATTTGGGGAAGTGAAGTAAATTTGTATATGCCTAATATGTATGCTGGTACAACAGACTTAGTAGGACAGTACAAAGGTCAACCTTCAATTATGGATTTTAAACAGACAAATAAGCCTAAGAAGATTGAGTGGGTTGTAGATTATTTTTTACAACTTGTCGCATATGCAGAAGCACACAATGAGATATATGGAACCACTATTCGTGAAGGTCATGTGTTTATGTGTAGCCGTGCAGGAGAATATCAACAATTTGATATATGGCCAGACGAGTACGAGGAATGGAGACAGGAATGGTACAACAGAGTCTATCAATATTACGAGAACTACGCATAAATATAGATATAGGAGAACGTAGATGGCTGTTGTACAAATATCAAGAATCCAAGTTCGCAGAGGGCAAAAGAACACAGGAACTGGCATTCCGCAGTTAGCAAGCGGAGAGTTTGGTTGGGCAGTGGATTCGCAAGAACTTTATATTGGTAACGGAAGTGTTAGTGAAGGAGCGCCTGCTGTAGGAAATACGCAGATACTGACTGAAAATAGTGATATATTTTCTATTATAGGTGAAACTTACGAATATAAAGCAAACGATCAAGGTGTATTAACAGGCAAGGACGGTAACCATCCTGTAAAGAGAACATTGCAAAGTAGACTTGATGATCAAGTTAACGGAGCAAACTTTGCAATATTGCCAGGTGAAGATGTTACAAGAGAATTACAAAATGCTATCCTACAACTTTTCCCTGTTGATTTAAGCAATTCAAATATACCTAGTCGTGTAACATTGATTATTAATCCAGGAGAATACACTCTTACTGATACAATATATATTCCTAGCAACTGTAAAATTGTTGGGTCAGGTAAAGGTAAAACTATTTTTAACAGTTCAGTAGATCCTGCATTTCAGGTTGTTAACTCCTATGACGGATCTAGCGGAGCAAATGTTTCTATTGATTGGACAGCAGGAGCAGCCAATAAAACAAATGTTGTTGGTGAAGGATTAGCAACTACATCAGTATCTAATCAGCCTAAAAATATTGAACTATCAGATTTTACAATTAACAACAGTTTACAAGACGCAACTATAATACTAGCCGAGGCAATGAAGGAAAGTAAATTTACAAACATTGCTATGTCAACTGCTTGGGTCACTTCGGATGCACTTAATCCTTTAAAAGCAGGAATAGAGATGACCGCTTTTAACAACACAACAACTGCTAACAATGAAATAGTTGGATGTGATTTTAACAATATGACATATGCAATTAAATGTAACTATGATGTTGTTGACACATTGATTGATGATTGTAAATTTGATACTTTAGGCAGAGGCATTGTGTTTGGCGAAGTAATACTAAATGTTGATGGCAGCACAGACGGTCCGAGTAGATCAAAAATATCTAACAATAGGTTTACAAACATCATGCGTGAAGCAATTTGGATAGAAAAAGGACAGCAAAACTATATGGACTTTAACTATTACGCAGGATGTGGTAACGATGGTGCTAGTGAAACAACACAGCAATATTCAGTAATAAAACTTACCGACTTTAATAATCAAAGCACAGGAGAATGGTTTGATAGATCTAAGGTCAGTGAGGATATGGTTACTTACGCTGGCGACTTTTATAAAGCAGAAGTTGCTGGTCCAGGAATACACACTCAAAGACGTGTACATAATAAATTAGTAATAGAAAACCTATCAACTACTACTAAAGTAGAATTAATTAGACTGCCAGGAGAAGCTGATAGGAAGGTAAAAATAGACTACATTTATAAATCCAAAGCTGGAGACATCCAACGTTCGGGTACATTAAATGTAAACATAAACGCAACACAAACAAACGCACAATTAACAGACGATTTTGATATAAGAGGCAATGATGCATTTGATGCAACAAACTTACCGAAACTTAGATTTTATTCTAAGTACGATGCTGCAAGCGATACAGCATTTGTTACTTACACAAACCAATTTGATGAAAGGCAAGGCTCTACATATGACGGAGCAGACTTTTCATACAAACTCACATATGTCAATTAATGTTTAGGGATAGTTCTTATGAAGTCAGGCTACGGGCTTGGTCTGATTTTAGAGTGTCTCTAGAGTCTGCTGAAGATCCTTTACAAGATGTAGTAGACAAATATAATGATGTTCCTACAGTTAGTATACATACTGACCCGTGGGATGAAAAAAGCTGGCCTAGTCCTTGGGAACTTATACAAGAGAATCAGTATTGTGACTTTTGTATCGTACTAGGACAATGCTATTCTTTACAGTTAACCGACCGCTTTTCGGGGTCCGACTTTGAGATACATATTGGTATAGATAGTACAAAATCAGCCGATTACTATCTCCTCGTCATTAATAATAGAGTGATTGGATATGATAAAAATACACACATTGATGTTAAGGAGTTGCCAGCAACACTTCAAATTCAGAAAAAATATCCTATGCACAAAACCAAATAAATATTCATTTAAATAGATCAAAAACAAGGAGAGTCAAAAAATGGCCAATGGCATTCATATTATCAAAAGAGATGGCACTAAAGAATTATTAAACATTGACAAAATACATTTTGTTGTAGAAGAAGCCTGTAAAGGTTTAGCAGGCGTAAGTAGTAGCCAAATTGAAATGAATGCTAATTTACAGTTTTACGATGGTATGAGCACAACGGAAATACAAGAAATTCTAATCCGTAGTGCAAACGATTTGATTTCTCTTGATGCACCTAATTACCAAACTGCTGCTGCTCGTTTGTTAGGTTACACTGTAAACAAAACAGTGTTCGGTCGCTATGAGCCAATTACATTGCGAGAAATGATCGATAAAAACATTGAGAGAGGTGTTTACGATCCAGCAATCCTTGATGAATATGATAGCGAAGAAATTGCAAGGATGGATTCATATATTCATCACAAGCGTGACGAGAATTTTACCTACGCAGGGCTGCGTCAAGTTGTAGACAAATATCTTTGTCAGGACAGATCTTCAGGCCAGTTATTTGAGACTCCTCAGTTCATGTATATGATGATTGCAGCAACTTTGTTTTCGCAATATCCTAAGCACGAACGTATGCACTATGTAAGGAGATATTATGATGCGACCTCACTTTTTAAAATCAACATCCCAACGCCAGTTATGGCAGGAGTCCGCACCCCTGTCCGCCAGTTTGCTTCATGTGTCCTCGTTGACAGTAACGACACTCTTGACAGTATCTTTGCTTCCGATATGTCTATTGGAAGGTACACTGCGCAGAGGGCTGGCATCGGTATCAACGCAGGAAGAATTAGAGGCGTCAACTCTAAAATCAGAGGAGGAGAAGTAGCTCATACAGGTATTATTCCGTTCCTAAAGAAGTTTGAAGCAACTGTACGCTGTTGTACACAAAATGGTGTACGTGGTGGTAGTGCTACTACACACTTCCCGTTTTGGCATCAAGAGATTGAAGATATTCTTGTGCTAAAGAACAACAAAGGCACAGAAGACAACCGTGTACGTAAACTAGACTACTCAATCCAACTTAACAAAACTATGTACGAAAGATTGTTGAGCGGCGGAGATATTACTCTTTTCTCACCACATGATGTGCCTGGCTTATATGAAGCATACTTTGGTGATGCGGATGCGTTTAAAGAAATGTATGAAATGTATGAACGCAAAACAAGCATCAAAAAGAAAAAGATTTCTGCAATGGAATTATTTTCAGCATTAATTAAAGAACGTGCAGAAACAGGACGTATCTATATTATGAATGTAGATCACTCTAATACACATAGTTCGTTCAAAGACACAGTTTATATGAGTAACTTGTGTCAAGAAATTACATTACCAACAAAGCCATTAGAGCACATTGACGACGAGAACGGAGAGATTGCTCTTTGTATTTTAAGTGCAATTAACGTAGGTGTAATTAAAGAGTTAGACGATTTAGAAGATCTTTGCGAATTAGCAGTTCGTGCATTAGAAGAAATAATTGATTATCAAAACTATCCTATCAAAGCAGCAGAAATTTCTACAAAAGCAAGACGCTCGCTTGGAGTTGGTTATATTGGACTAGCACATTATTTGGCAAAGAATAAAGTAAACTATGCTGATCAGGAAGCATGGCAACTTGTGCATGATCTTACTGAAGCATTCCAATACTATTTGCTACGTGCCAGCAACAAAATAGCGCAGGAAAGAGGTGCGTGTGAGTACTTTAACCGCACTAAATACTCAGACGGCATCCTGCCTATAGATACATACAAAAAAGATGTAGATACTATTGTAGAAAACAAATTAAAATATGATTGGGAATCTTTACGCAACGATATTAGAGAGCACGGATTACGGCACAGCACACTGTCCGCACAGATGCCTTCAGAGAGCAGTTCCGTTGTGTCGAACGCAACAAATGGTATCGAGCCACCTAGAGGCTACCTGTCCGTTAAGAAAAGCAAAAAAGGGCCTCTTAAGCAGATTGTTCCACAATATCAAAGTCTTAAGCAACACTACACCTTGTTGTGGGAAATGCCTAGCAACGAAGGTTACATCAACGTTGTCGCAGTAATGCAAAAGTTCTTTGATCAAGCTATTTCAGGAAACTGGAGTTACAATCCTACCCAGTATCCAGACAACGAAGTACCAATGAGTGTTATGATGCAAGACTTGTTAAATACTTACAAGCTAGGTTGGAAAACTTCTTACTACCAAAACACATATGATTACAAAACAGATCCAAGTGAAATGGTAGATGAACCAGCACACTCATTAGGATGGCACGACAATCAACCAGAGGTTGAACCAGCTACTTTGGCTACAGAAGATGATGAAATGTGCGAAGCGTGTGCAATTTAATGCTTGACACTTGTAGATAAGTAGTATATACTATACACAGAGAAACATAAGGAAATCAGATGTCACGCACAGTGTTTAACAAGGAAAAAGTAGACTTCACTAAAGAAACAATGTTCTTTGGTGCAGAACAAAATACCCAAAGGTATGATACATTTAAGTTTCCAGTATTTGATAAATTAAATCAGACAATGCTGGGATACTTTTGGAGACCAGAAGAAGTAAGTTTGCAAAAAGATAGAGCAGACTATGCAAACTTTCGTCCAGAACAGAAGCATATCTTTACTGCTAACCTAAAGTATCAAACACTGCTAGACAGTGTACAAGGACGTGGTCCTTGTTTGGCTTTCTTGCCTCATGTAAGTTTACCTGAGCTAGAAGGCTGTATTGTTACTTGGGACTTCTTTGAAACAATTCACTCACGTTCATATACACATATTATGAAAAACGTGTATCCAGATCCAAGCGAAGTATTTGATACAATTCTTGATGATGACAAAATTATTCAACGTGCTGTTTCTGTTACTAAACATTATGATGCGTTTAATGAAGCCGCAGATGCATTTATGCACCGTGGTGAAGGTTCGATGTATGAAGTCAAGAAGAAACTGTATCTTGCAATGCAAACGGTAAACATTCTTGAAGGATTACGTTTCTATGTTTCATTTGCTTGTACTTTTGGCTTTGGTGAATTAAAGTTGATGGAAGGCTCTGCAAAGATTATTTCACTTATTGCTCGTGATGAAGCACAACACCTTGCACTAAGCACACACGTTCTTAAACTTTGGGCTCAAGGCAAAGACGATCCAGAAATGGCTAAGATTGCAAAAGAGTGTGAAGAAGAAGTGTACGAGTTATGGCGTGAGTGTGTTGCAGAAGAAAAAGACTGGGCTGACTATTTGTTCAAAGATGGTTCGATGATTGGTCTTAACAGCACACTACTGCATCAATATGTAGAGTACATTGCAAACCGTAGACTGAAAGCACTAGGCTTTGATGCAATCTTTGATGCACCAGTAAACACAAATCCACTACCGTGGACACAGCATTGGTTAAGTTCTTCAGGTCTTCAAGTTGCTCCGCAAGAGACAGAAGTTGAAAGTTATGTTATTGGCGGTATTAAACAAGACGTTGATAAAGATATGTTAAAAGGATTTAGTTTATGATTGAGATTTGGGGTAAGCCTGCTTGTCCGCATTGCGATCAAGCAAAACAGTTTTGCGAAACTAGAGGCTTTAAATATGTGTACAAGCAATTAGATGTAGATTTTACTCGTGAAGAAGTATTTGAAAACTTTCCGGGTGCTAGGACATTTCCGCAAATAAAAATATTAGATAAAGTAATTGGTTCAAAGGATGACTTCATGAACTATGTAGAAGCAACAGGTTATACAGGAACAGGTCATACGCTTTGAGTAAGTTTGTGGTTAAAAGAAATGGAGTATTAGAAACGTATACTGAATACGAAGATATTCCATTAGACTTTGATCACGTAATAGAATTTAAGCCTACAGTCCCGGAGCCACCTCATACAGAAGAACAGCATGAGGAGATAGAACAATGGAACAATAGGCTACAAGATTTAATGAAGAGGGAAAGAGAAAATGCCAGCAGTAACTAGAATAGGTGATGCAGATGTTGATCATTGCTCAGGAATGACAAGAGCAGTAGGCAGTCCTAATGTATTTGTAAATAATATTGCAGTAAGCAGACAGACTGACGTTAACACATCACACCTTCTTCCAGGAGTTCCGTGTCCTAGTCACACCGCTCCTATTTCTGTTGGATCAACTACAGTTTTTGTCAACAATCTTGGATGCGGTAGAGTTGGAGACGCTCTTGACGGATGCACTTCTGTCGCAGCAGGATCTGGAGACGTTTTTGCAGGCCCATAAAAAAGGAGATAGGCATGACACTACATGAAGAAATAGTACAAGCGTACAACAACTACCTAAAAGAAGCAGAAACCTTTGATGATAAAGGCGTAAAAGCTGCGGCTGCTAGAGCTCGTAAAGCTCTTGGAGATCTTGGTAAACTTACAAAAGACCGTAGAAAAGAAATTCAAGACAAAAAGAACGAGATGTAATGACTCTAGTTATAGATTGTTACACTAACAATCAGGCTGCATTTAAAGCAGCACCAATACAAAAATCCAACAAGTGTATGCCTGACTGGTTTAAAAGAATACCAGCCATTGAGGATGCACCTGTTGGTGCTTTGGCACAAAATAGATCTATAAAACATTGCATGGGAATATTAGATCTATATCAACATGGTTTTATGATTCCTGCTTGGGAAGATATTATGTTGAAGATTGATAGTGGTGAATTTGGTTATCAGGTATGTGGCGAAGATTGTGTTCAAATGCACTCTCCTGAACAGCGTAGAGGCTTTTTAGACAATCATATTCATTTTAAACTAATGAGTCCGTGGTACATAAAGGCAAATAAGGACATAGATTTTTTAATGATTTGGCCAACTTGGGAGTATGCAGACGATTTCGGATTGTTTGGATTGCCAGGTGTACTAAAATTACACCACATACCTTTGACACATATCAATATTATGGCACATCAACATACTAATAGAATAATTACATTAGAAACAGGCAATCCGTTGTGTCAAATTATACCATTGACAAATGAACCTTACAAATTAAATTTGCATTTTGCAAGTAAAGAAGAAATAGATAAAATTACTACCCCGCAAGCACATTTAGGAAGATTTGTACAAGGTGCCTTAAAATACATAAGAGGAAAAAATGGGTAAAAAAATATATTGGACAATTTGTATTTTAGCAGGTATAGCAAGTGCTATTTTTGCACCTATGTATGTAGATTACGAATGGGGAGCAGGAGCCTATATTGCAATAGGTTGGTTTGTATTTTTACTTATCTTTGGGTTGGTGGCTTTATTTGCGCCAAATATAAAAAATTATCTTGACAATAAATCACAGTGATGCTATAAATAAATCGTAGGCGTTACAAAGCGTATTTGGACCCCGGGGCGGTACCGGGCGCCTCCACCATAATTACTCTGTAGCGTAAAAACCACAAATTTACGGCGTAGAGTAATTATGATGGGGGCGAAATAGGATTCGACAGGTAGGCAAGTTTACAAAACACAAATGCAAACGATAACTTTGCACCTGAGTTAGCCCTAGCGGCATGATTCACGGGGTTGGTCCACCTTGTTACCAAACGGCTAGAAAAGTGTTGCAGAGATGCAACACTTTTTTTTATCTGCATCACAACCATTAGTTTAGATGCTGCACCGCAATAAATAGAGTGTTGGCGTTCGTCAACAAACCCGTTACATATTTGAAAGGAAATTTTATGCGTAAGACACTAATCGCATTGGCAGCAGTAATGGCTGCAAGCACAGCACAGGCAGTAGATTTAGCGCCTGGAGTATCATTAGATACAGAACTAAAAGCATTTCACTTAGTAGATGCAGAAACTAATAACGTGACAATCGAGCCTGTTGTTAACTGGACACCAGGTGCAGATGGTCCATTAACATTCTCATTAGGCACATTGGTTACAGTGTATGCAACTGATCATGCAAGTGGCGATGATATTGCAATTATGAATGTATTTGAAGATGGGCATCGTCCAGCTATCGATCTAGGTTTTGATTATGATTTATCGGAATCAACTACTGTTTATGGTGACACATCATGGAACCTAAACGATGAAGATCGTGGAGAAATTGAAGTAGGTGTTTCATTTAACTTCTAATTTTTTAGATATTTAAAACTAGGGTGCTTCGGCACCCTTTTTTTATGACCTCCTAGCAATAAATACACATATAACGATTGGAGGTTATTATGGCAAGACAAGTAGTAGGGTTTAAAAGTGTTTTTGAACCGACACGGAAAAAGACGTCTATCGGTGGCAACAATGGTATGATTAAAACGGCTAGTATGAACAAAAGTAGACGCAAAAGTTATAAAAAATATCGCGGACAAGGAAGATGAATGGCACAACCAGACGATAAAGGCAAACTAGAAGTAGCAGTAAGAATTTTGGGTAACGAATTAGTTGCCCTTAAAATGGAAGTCGATGACTTCAAAATGAAATGGCTAGTTTACGGTGTTATTACTATCGTAGCATTAGCATGGGCAGCTGGAACTTACGGCCCCGATTTAATTGGAATGTTTGGATCTGAATAATGGGCGAACACACAGCAGCTTTAATCTTTATAGGGCTGATGTTTTTAGTAGTTTGGATTTATTACAAAAGAAATCCAGAACTTTATAGACACCTCGATGCTAAAACAACTTTTGGTCCAGACAAACCAAAGAAGTGGCGTAGCTGGGACGGTGTAATATATGTGTTATGGAATTGGAAAAGCTATGCAGCAAAGACTGTATGGTTATTAGGCTTTCCAGTAGTATGGTATACAGACGGAGGTGGTCCTGCAATAGCATGGCTGATACTAGGAGGCATATTAATACTAATGGGCAAGTTTTGGGAACTATTTAAAAAATGAGGAGAGGGCAATGTATGAGTACAGAGCAACTGTGATAAAAGTAATAGACGGTGACACCGTTGATGTTGATATTGATTTAGGTTTTGGTATTGTAATGAAAGATGAACGTGTGAGAATCATGGGCATTGATACACCAGAATCAAGAACAAGAGATAAAGTTGAAGATTTATTCGGCGAAGCTGCAAAGGCTAGAGTAAAAGAACTACTAGAAGGCGATGTAATATTAAAAACACAAATTAATAAAAACGGTGAAGATATGAAAGGCAAGTTCGGACGTATCTTAGGAGACTTTATGGTAGAACGTTGGGAAGATCAACCCGCAGAACGGTTAACAGATATTCTTGTTGAAGAAGGCCATGCAGTAGCATATTTTGGTGGTTCAAAAGAAGAAATACAAATGAAACATATGGCAAACAGAGAAAAACTTTTACGTGAAGGAATCATTGACAGAGCAGATTACGATGCTGCTGTGGCTAAAATGGACAAATAAAGGTTGACAATACATTAAACTCCTGTTATAGTAATACTACAAATGTGTTACAACAGGAGTTTTTTATGACTATGCACCTTGTAGGTCCTTATATGACCACTACAAATTACAAGAAGCGTAAGGCAAAGAACCTTACAGACAATCAACGTAACAAATTAGAAGTTGAATGGCGCAAACACAATAAGCGTATGCGGCAAATGCATTGTCATGAAGCACAATTTGACACTTTAGATGATTACATTGCCTATACTAGGGGTGAGTATAAGCCGCAGAAAAGTGTGTCAAACGGGTCATATGTGCCGCAGAAAAGTGCAAACTATAGAGAAACTCCTAATTACCCAAGTTTGTCTAATAATATTGCAGGTTATGCACCAAAGCGTGAAAATCAGCAGTATACAGGCGACTATATTATTGGTATCACTACAACACACAAGAGCAATCTTGTTCCTATCACAAGCAAAAAACAAGCTATCGAAGCATCACAGATGCGTAGGAATTAAGTTAGTATTGAAGTTAGCACGAAAAACAGGTTAAATATTACACGAGGTTTATAACCATGAGATTTATTATAGGCACCATCTTAGGCGTAGCAGTTCTGTTCTCTACAAATGCTACAATGGCAGAAGTTAAGTCATTGTACACTGCAGAGAGCAATCCTGAAGAGTATTGTCTTGCTTTGAATATCTATTACGAAGCAAGAAGCAGCAGTAAGGCAGACCAGGCGGCAGTAGCAGATGTTGTATTGAACAGAGTTAAGGACACACGGTATCCAAACACTATTTGCGAAGTAGTAAAACAAGGTAAACAAAAGCCAAGTTGGAAAGATCCAAACAAAATGGTAATGGTGCGTAATGCTTGTCAGTTTAGTTGGTATTGCGACGGCAAAGCAGATGATCCATCAGATCAAGACGCTTGGATTTCGGCACAAACACTTGCTTATTATATGCTTTGGGACAAACAGTTTGTTGGAATAACAGAAGGCGCAACACACTATCATGCAAAGTATGTAAATCCTAAATGGGCAAAACATAAAACACTTATTGGACGGATTGGACAACATATATTTTATAGATGGGATTAATGTATGGCATTAGGAATATTAGTTTTAATTACCGCTCTTACAATTAGCGGTGTAGCAATTTATTACTCTATCGCAGGGCTTGTGGCAATCTTTGCCGCAGCCGCTTTCCCTATTATGGTTATGGGCGGCGCATTAGAAATCGGCAAACTAGTCACTGCGGTATGGTTACACAAGTATTGGAAGCAGGCAACTTGGTGGCTTAAAACTTATTTGACAACTGCTGTAATTGTGCTGATGTTTATAACAAGCATGGGCATTTTTGGTTTCCTTTCAAAGGCACATATTGAACAGACAAGTGCAAGCGAAGAAAGTATTGCACAGGTTGAACAAATTGATAGTGAGCTAGGTAGATTAAATGCTGTTATAGATCGTGCTGAAGCTAAGATAAAACAACTAGAGTCAAGCGGCACAGGTGCAGATGCCAATATACAAGCACAAATTGATAAAGAGCAGGAACGTATAGATAAAGCATTTGAACGTATTCAACCTGCTATTACACAGCAAAATAAAATTATAGAAGATGCTAGAGCAGGCGATGCAAATCGAACAAAACCATACGAAGATCAACTAACAAGTATTCAAGCAGAAATACTTAGACTTGAAACTAGTGCAAGAGAATACGAAGGAAAAATTGCAAATCTAAGTGCTGATACAAGTGCAGTAGATCCTTTACTTGAACAAATAGATACAATTGAAAAAGAAATTATTCGTGTAACAAACCAAGTTAATAGTGGTGAACGAGATCAGATTAGAGCAGGGCAAGCAATTATTGGTGTAACAAGTGATGGAGCATTTGGTAATAATACCCGTAAAGCTCTGGTTGCTTGGGTTGCGGCCCAGCGTGAACGCATAACACAAATACAAGGCGACATCAGCAAACTTCGTCAAAATGCTACAACTACAGTTGACACAGAACGTGAACGCCTAGCAGGTGTTGTTAAAGATATTCGACAGACACAGATACCTGCATTAAAAGATCGCGAATTGACTATGTTAAGCAAGATCGACGAAGTACGTCAAACAGAGTCACCAGTAATTCAAACAGCAAGAGATGAAATACAAAGACTACGCAAAAGTGCAGAAGACCAGGTTGCTAACAGCCAAGCACTGATTGAACGTCTAAGATCACAACTAGCACAGACAGACAAGGCTGATGAAATAGATGCGGCAGTAGATGAGCAACTAGCACGTATCAAAAAAGCAGAAGACGAGATAGACACATTAACAGAAGAAAAATATGCTTTACAAGCAGAATACAGGAAATTAGAAGCAGAAGTAGGACCAATCAAATACATTGCAGAATTTGTATATGGAGACACAGCAGACAATACTGTTCTTGAGGAAGCAGTTCGTTGGGTGATACTTATTATTATATTTGTATTTGACCCACTAGCAGTCTTATTGCTGATAGCAAGCCAATATACCTTTGAGTTTAGAAAACGCAAAGATGACCGCGGTGACTGGCTTCGGCAATACGAGCAAGCAAGGGCACAACGAATAGTTGACAACCCTGGCTATACTGTTAATACTCCTGAGAAGGAGACTGAAGAAAAAAATGAAGAAGGAGAAGTAGATGATATACCACCTACTAAAGATCCAATTGATGAGCCTACAAATGATGGACACAATGATGAAAACCAACTTGAGCTACCATTACAAGAAGTCAATGTGGACAGCGATGAACGAATGGGGCAAGATAGCGATGGGGCAAGTGTTCCAGCAGGGCAGACAGTGGAGGAGGACACAGGACCTTTACTTACAACTGCCGAGGAACAAGAAAGAGCCCAAGAACTAGAAGAACAAGAACAACTTGAAGATTGGCAAAAAGCTAAACGTCAATGGAAAGATGAAAATCCAGATAGCACTATCAAGGAACAAAAGCAAGCATATATACAAGGTAAGTTAGATGAAGTTCCTTGGCAGAAGTATTTGCCTACTAAAAAGTATATCATGCTAGAAAAAGGCGAGCAAGTCAAGAAAGAAACTAATCCAACATATGAACAAAATGCCGAGCAAGGCAATAATACAATATGGCAACGGATACAACGTGACAAAGATTAGATTAATTACTCCACCTGACATACTATACAATAACACTTATAGTATTGTTTTAATCTGTCCTAGTAAAGGACTAAAATTAGAGCTACAAAAACATCTAGAAACTATAGAGTTTGATGTTAATGTCTATGTTTTAGAAAATGATAATATAGATATAAAATGGCTCTTGACTTTGATCAAGCAATCAAATATTGTAATTTATGATGTTGATAATTCAGATAATGTTGTAAAGAATTTTACAAGTTATTTAATTTCACATGACAATGTTTTTTGGTTGACAAATACTGAATACCTGTATTATAATATATTAAGTGATAACAGGCAATACAATCTAGATTTCTTATCAGACACATTTGGAGGTTACATTGAGAAGAAACAACAACATCAATAATAATAAGAAAGGCGAGCGTCAAAAGACAGGCCTATCTGTTGAGGTGCGTAACGGTGATTTCAATTACGCATTACGTAAATTTAAAAAGAAAGTTCAAGAGGACGGAATCCTACAAGAACTTAGAGAACGTCAATTTTATACAAAACCTAGTGAAAAGCGTAAGAAAGCAAAAGCTGCTGGTAGAGCTCGTTGGCTTAAGAAAGTAAAAAAACGTGAGCAGGATTTAGGTTATTAAAAATGCGTCTTGAGTCAGATAACAAATTAGATTACAAAGATGTTTTGATACGTCCTAAGCGTAGTACATTAGGCAGTCGTAAACAAGTTGATCTAGAACGAGGCTATACATGGCGTAATTGGCAGCCAGAAGATATGACTATGGAGCAAATACGTCCTGATAACCGTCATTGGCGTGGTGTTCCTATTATGGCTGCTAACATGGACGGTGTTGGTACGTTCGCTATCGCCGATAAATTGGCTGCTGGCGGCTTATTCACTTGCTTGAAGAAAACTTATTCTGTGCAAGAGCTTGTGGGTTATTTTGACACTGATATGTATGAACGTACAAACTATGTTGCTATGAGTATCGGTATTACTGATACTGACCATCAAAAGTTTCGTGACGTATACGAGCAAGCAGACGGTAATCTAAAATATGTTTGTATTGATGTAGCAAATGGGTATAGTGAGCGTTTTGTTGCGTTTGTACGGCAGTTTAGACAGCTGTATCCACAAATTGTAATTATTGCAGGTAACGTAGTTACTGGCGAAATGACGGAGGAACTTATCCTTGCAGGAGCTGATATTGTTAAAGTGGGCATTGGTCCCGGGAGTGTTTGCACTACTCGCATACAAACTGGTGTTGGATATCCGCAGTTATCTGCGGTTATCGAGTGCGCAGATGCCGCACATGGACTTGGGGGTCACGTTATTGCTGACGGCGGGTGTACTTGCCCTGGAGATGTCGCTAAAGCCTTTGCAGGCGGAGCAGATTTTGTTATGCTTGGCGGGATGCTTGCTGGGCACGATGAAGGCGGTGGGGAAGTAATCACCAAATATTACGCAACAGGTGAACACTGGTTTAAGCAAAATGACGAAACCTATCATCCTGTAATAGAAAACAAGCAGTTTGTACAATTCTACGGAATGAGTTCAAAGGCCGCGAACGACAAACATTTTGGTGGCCTTAAGGAGTATAGAAGTAGTGAAGGACGAGAAGTTCTTGTGCCTTACAGAGGAGCAGTGGGTAATACTATTCAAAATATTTTGGGTGGGTTGCGTTCTGCTTGTACTTACGCAGGTGCAGTAAGATTAAAGCATCTAAGTAAATGCACCACGTTTGTGCGTTGTACACAAACGCACAATGCAGTATACGAAAAAAACACAGTCGGATTTTAAACCAAGTTGTTGCAAAAGAGATAAATGTTCTGTACTTACAACGGAGGATTTATGAAACTTGCAACAACTTTTATTATTTTACTTTTAACGGCCTTTCCAGCTCTTGCTGATATAGAAAGATTTGAAAGGACTGAACTTAACTTTGATTTTAAAGTCAACAATGAACTTAGTTTCGGAATAAAACAATTCCATAACCATCCAGATAATCACGAATGGATAAGATATAAAATAAAGGATACTCCTTATCAATTTGAGTACAGACGTCAAACTCTTAACGATCAAAAACTGAATAACGTCCGTTTTCAAATTAAACATTATGATAACGGATTTTTTTATTGGTCACGATTTGAATATAGAGAGCGGCAACGTAGAGATAATCAATTACGTTATAGACCAAGAATAGGATATAAATGGCAAAAGTATGAATTGATAGGACAACCATACATATTTGTAGAGCCGCATTACGTAATAGATACCAAACAAATTCCCTTGATAATGACTTATGTTGGAACAAAGTGGAAAGGCAAAAAAGTAGACTATGGAATTTTTGTACAGACACAGTCTAATGACAGATATCAGCCAAGAAGAATATGGGTTGGCACTGAAATATTAATAAAATTTTAGTTGACAATCGTTCTTTTTTATTATATTATAGTATTATGATGATAAATAAAACGTGCGCCGAAAAGGGCACAAATGTTAACTTGCTTATTAAAGGAGAAAAAACATGACAAGACTAACAACTCTAGACCTACCTAACTTTCACAGAGCAACTATTGGCTTTGACAGACTATTCAATGAACTAGAACGTTCATTTGCAAACAGTCCAAACGGTAACGGTTATCCTCCATACAACATTGCACAAATCAACGAAGACGAGTATATGATCTCTCTTGCGGTTGCTGGCTTTGGTATGGATAACTTAGAAATTACTAAAGACGGTAATATTTTGAGAGTAGAAGGAACAGCTCCTAAAGGAGGAGATGAAGTAAACTATCTACACAAGGGCATCGGTGGCCGAAACTTCCGTAGAGAGTTTACACTTGCTGATCACGTAGAAGTGCATTGTGCAAACCTTGAACTAGGTATGCTAAACATCCACTTGAAGCGTGAAGTTCCAGAAGAGTTACAACCTAAGCGTATTAAAATCGTAGATGGTAACAATATTCTAGAAGGCGAAACTCAAGAATAATATAGTTAGGGGGGAAGGTATCCCCCCTCTTTTCCAAGGAGAATGTAATGTCAGCTGATATTGATATTTTAGAAGAAATTGTTATCGACGAAAAAATTAAAGATACTGCATTTGAACCACCTCTATATAAGGTAATTCTTTT